GCGCAGCACACAGTCAGGGAAGTGCAGGCGGTCGCCCACGAACACCTCGTGCTCCAGCAGGCCGTCGACCGTGAGGTTCTCGCCCATAAAGCCCGGCGGCAGGTCTTCGCCCAACAGGCCGACACCCCGTGCGCGCCGTTCGGCCTGCCAAAACGGGTAATGCGACGCCGGGTAGGCATAGACGGCCTTGTCCAGGCCGCCGTGCACGCTCAGGTCGGCCTGCTCGTCGCCGCCGAGGCCCAGTCGGCGCACGGCGACTTGGCCCGCCACTGGGCGCTTGCCAATACCCGAGAGCACCGAGCGCTCGCCGGCGCGGAGGCGCTGGCACAGGCCGATATTGAGGCTGAGCACGCGCAGCCCAGGTGAAGGCCGAGGCGCATCAGGCTCGGCGTCTACCAGCCCCACACCAGTCGCCTCGACACCCAACCCATGGGGCCGTCTTCCTGCTTGATCTTGACCCAGTCGCCCTTGCGGCCCAGCGTTTTGAGGATTTCGCCGCGCGCCGCCTTGGCCAGCACGCGGCTGTGCAAGCTGGGCTTGCTGCGAATGTTGAGCACCTGCACTTTCACCACGTGGTGCGGACTGTGGGTACTGGTCAGCGGCTTGAAAACCCAGCCACGGTCGTTCTCAAAGTCGCGCACCTGCAGCCATTGGCCTTTGTGCGACAGCACCTGCAGCGGGTAGCCCCGGCTGAGCACCCACAGCGCTTGGTGGTGGGTTCCGGCGCCGGAACGCATGTTGATCTCGGTGCGGTTGACGGCCACCATCTCGCGTGCCGTGGCGGCCGTGCTGCCCGCCAGAAGGGCCAGCGCGGTGAGAAGGGTGGGCAAGGGGTTGGCTCGAAACATGGATCTCCAGTGGGTGGGCAGCGCAGCGCGCTGCATGGGGGACAGACGCGGCCCATTTTTTCAGCCTGAGCACGAATGTCAAAACGCGCCCTCCCTTTTCGCAGTGCAGCAAAGGGGCTTATGTCCAAACCATGCACAGCAGACATCCGTGACAGTGCTCAGAACGTGTTCAAGGTCTCGCAGGAGCAGCGGATTCAACCCCCGTGGTGCCAAGGCGGGGCAAAAGCATGCTGGCACCCTTTTGCCCAACCCTGTTGCCGCATGGCCAGCACACGACAGGGTGCCTACATCCCACGGATCCGTCTGTTCCTGCCTAACCCGATGATGGGCAAGCAAGGCGCCACGGCGCAAACCCCAAAGCAGAGCTTCGGCTCCGCTTTTTGACTTTAAGGCAATGCCTGAAGCGAACGCGCCCTACCCAGCGCCCCCCGCGCAAGGGCCGCCCGACCGGGCTGGCAGTGTCCCCTTCCCGGAGCACGCAGCGATGCGGGAAGGGGGATGGCGCCGAAGGCGACGCAAGGGAGAGCTGCCTACAAAGGGTGCTCGGTATAGAAGCGCCCACCGTGGTAGAGCAGCGGCGCCACGCCTGGACGATGGACACAGTGCTCCACCTGGCCGACAAAAATGACGTGGTCGCCCTCGTCGTAGCGGCTGCGGTTGAAGCATTCGAAATGTGCCACCGCACCTTCCAGCAAGGGGGCTCCGGCAACGCCTGGCGTGTGCCGCACGCCGGCCCAGCGGTCCACGCCACGCGCGGCAAAGCGCTCGGCCAGCGCTTGCTGATCCGCCGCAAGCACATTGATGGCGTAGTGCGAACCCGCCGACAGCGCCGCCATGGAGGCGGCGGCATGGGCCAGGCTCCAGAGCACCAGGGGCGGCGAGAGCGAGACCGAATTGAACGAGTTGGCCGTCAGCCCCACAAGGTGCCCGTCGGCCGCGCGCGCGGTCACAATCGTCACCCCGGTGGCAAACATGCCAAGGGCAGCGCGAAACTCGCGGGTGGAAAATTCGGGAGAGCGGGGCTGTAGGAGGCTAGGCACAGGGAACGGCGGCACAGGGCGGGCTATTATGTGCCCCTGATCGAAAACGTGCCGACACTGAACGGAAGTGAGATAAAGGAAGAGGGAGAGGCGCGATAAATGGGAAGAAACGGGAAGAACAGGGGCAATGTGGGCCGGTAGTTCTGCAAATCTCTTTCCCAGCGCGAAAACGTGAGAGGCAAGAAAAATCGGCGCCGTTCTGGCGCCTTTTTAGTTTTTGGACTGGGGGGGGCAGTCCGCTACAGCCATGATACCGCCCGCATACACGGCATCGGGGTTGGCAAGCGAGGCACGCAGCAGGTAGCCCTCCAACTCCCACAGCTTCGCACGCGCGGCCGTGCGGGCATTGTCCGAGGCGATCTGCGCACCGATATCGGCCTTGAAATTCTCGGGGCTGATGCAGGCCGAGTGGCCGGTGGCCACCACAAACCCATCGGGCAGTGCGGCTACGGCCACCGTCGTGGTCGTGCCAGGGAAGTGGTGCGTGTGGATCACCAAATCCTTGCACATAGCGTCAATTTCGTTCGCCGTGACACGCGGCGCGACGGCAGCGCCGCTCACGCGGATCTGCTGCTCCAGGATGGCGTCTGAGACCGGGGACAAGGGCTGATCACCGGAGACGGTATCCAGCAGTGTCAGCAGTTCGGTTCCATCCACCTCGCACGCAGGCTCATAAGTGGCCTCGAAAATTTCCCGTTTGCAGGGATAGATTTCGCCCTTCACGCCCGTGATGAGCATGTCATCGCGGCCCATTCTCATGCTGCCTTCCAGCGTGGGGATGATGTAGCAGTCATCGTTCTCATGCGTGATGGCGTGGCCGTTGTAGGTGAACGACCAGGGCATTCCTTTCACTAAGTTGCCGCCAGTGGCGATGCCATGGGCCACGAGCTGGGCAAAGGTGATGGCGGTAATGACGACGGGCTTCTTTCGATACTGGGTCATGGGTTGCTCTTGAAAGATCGGCGGGGCACAAGGCCGCCCGCCATCGGCGCAAGCCTCTTTGCCCTCTAGAACGGGATGTCCTCTTCACCGATCTGCACCAGACCAGGCATCCATTGCTCGGCCACAACCTTGCCGCCTAGCGTGATGTGGGAGGGGACCTTGACCGCGTGGCCTGCTGTTACCGCCTCAAACACCGCAAAAAGCCTGCCGGGGTGGGCTTTGGTCAGGCGCAGCGCTTCGGCTTCGGCCCATTCCCGCGAGGGGTGAAGCACGGTGGGACGAATGGCTGGGTCAATTCGGCGGCAGCCGCGAAAGGGCTCCCACTGGTCAGCGCCAGATACTTCCAAAATCAGGCACGGATTGCTCATAGGCTCACTCCTCCAACAAATAGCTCTGCACCAGCCGCACGACGTTGGCCTTGTCATCCTCCGACGCGCCCAGGAACGGCCGCGCCGGGATATCGCCCCAGGGAAGGGGGAAGCTGCCGTTGCGGGTGGCGTATAGGCCGAAACCGAACTCGCCCGACTTGGCGCCGTAGTGGAAGGTGCCCGCGTAGACCATCGGGCTCCCAATGCCCACCTCATCGGCGCTCTGCACCTGGTAGTTGATCGTGGTGCCCAGGGCTCGCGTCTCGCCGGTGCCGGGCTTCTTGCCGGCCAGCTTGGCGGCGCTGCTCTTGGTCAGCTCGCCGCTCTTTTTGCGCGCGAACATGGCGCTGTAGCGCGCCAGGGTCACGGCGCTGTTTGGCGCCCAGGCCGTGCCATCCGGGGCCGTGGTCGTAGAAAACCGCTGCTTGGCGGATTCGGCCATGTCCTCGCCGATCTCCAGCAGCACCGGCCGCATGTCCTTGGCGCGTTCGAGCAGCCCCTTCAGGTAGTCCAGGCCGCTGCGGTTGGTCAGCTCAATGATTTGCGGCATGCGCCACTCCCGCATAAAATTGCAACTGCCTCACACAGCATTGGCCACCGGGCGATCAGCCCGGACCCGTCCCGGACGTTGATGGGCCAAGGGGTGTGGGGCTTCCTCATTTCCGGGCCTTGATCCACATCGAGTACATCGAGGCCGCCCGGTTTCTCTTGCCCGTGCGCAGCTCGAACACCACGGAAAACACCTCATCTCCAAAGGCCTTGGAAGCAACTACACGGGGCTCGCCGTTCTTGCCCCGTTCGTTGCTCAGCCTTACGGCATCGGCCGCATTCAGCACGTCCTCGACTTTGGCGAAGTCTTCAGGCGTTGGTGCGCGCTGCCCAGCGCCATCGAACTGGTGCGACCTCACGGTATGTCGCACGCTCTGCGCGGGCATCAGCACGGTGTAGCCTTGGACGTTTACATCCGCCAAGGCCGCAATCTCTTCAGGTTGCTCGACAAACCCTAGCCATAAGTTGTCAGTGCGAGTCGGGTCGCCGAGCACGGCACGCACAAAATCGGGAACGAGGTCGTCTGCGGTGATTTTCCCGTTGACATCCGCAGAGAGGGCCTTGCTGATCGCCGGTGGGTAGTCGATCAGCTTGTCCTGCACGAACGTCCGCAGCTCATCGTCGGCCCGCGCGCCTGGCGCGTAGTCCCAGCCCTCATCAATGCCTATGGGTGCGTCCGTTTGTGGGTCCAAGGCATTCCAGCCCTCGGGCGGATCGGTGGCGTCGCCGTCGCCAGGCGCGGCCACCGGCACCACGCGGCACTTGCAGCCCCAGCCATTGGGCGGGAAATGGGTTTTCCAGAACGGATGGTCGTTGCGCAGCGTCAGCCGCATGTCGCCCCAGCGCTTGTGCTCGGGCCGGGGGTGCGCCACGCTGTCGTTGTGCACGTAACGCCAGAACGGGCGGCGTTTGAGCAGATCTGGGTCGAGCAACTGCGCGCGGCGCCCGGCTGCATAGGACGTCATCAGGTTGGTCTGGTAAATCACCCGCGTGCGCCAGGCCTCGCCCGCCTTGCTGCCCTCGCCGGTCCAGCCGGTCCATCCATGCTTGGCGACGATGTCGGCAAAGCTCTTGCGAAACTCACCAATCGAGCCGCCCTGCACGGCCTGGTCCACCGCCTTGCGCAAATCGACAAGCAGGTCAGCCTTGGCTGCGCCTGCCACCATGAAGGCGCGGTCGTGCGCGGCGCGCTGGATGTCGCGCCAGGTCTCGCTGGGCAGGTTGAGCTTGCGGCGCAGGAAGTCGATCTGCTCCTGGAACTGCTGGCGTGCGCCGTCCACCGTGGAACGGGCGGCCTCCCCGATATCAGCCACGGCCCGTCCCCAGCGCGGCCTGGTCGCGGCCCTGCAGGTGCGCCAGCTCGAAGGCCAGCGCCATCAACTCGGTGAGGTCGGCGGTGGGCAGGTCGCTGTAGGCCTGCAGCAAGGCGTCTTGCAGCGCCTGCGGGTCAGTGTGGGCGTCCACCAGGGCGCGCAGCTCGCGCACCCAATGGGCCACCACCGGGGCAGCACCCGCGCCCAGCGTGCGGGCGGCGTCGTTGGTGGCAGGTGTGCCCTCGGCGAATGCCACCGGCGGCGTGGCCACGGTGGCCGCCGTGGCCGCCGCAGTCGCGGTGCCCGCAGGGACAGCGGGCACCACAGGCGCCTCGTCAATATCGCCATCCTGCAAGTCATAGACCCGCTTCCAGTACACGGGGGTGAACTTCACCCCGGCCTTGCTAAGGGTCTCGTCGCGGTCGGCCTGCCGGGTGTTGACGTCTTCTTCCTCAAACAACTCGAACGTGGGCGCAGGGGTCTGCTCGCCATCGTGCAGGTCCGTCATCCAGCGCAGCAGCTGGTTGATGGTGGCGCTGACCAGGCGCGCATCGCCGTCGCGGATGGTGTCTGCCACCTCCAGCCCCGCCGTGGCACTGGCGTGGGTGCTGCTCGCCTCGCTGCTCTGGTTTTGCCCCAGCAGGGCAATGTTGATCTCCGAGCGGCAGTACATCAGCAGCCGCTCGTACAGGTCGGCACTGGCGCCCTTGTCGCCCGCCTCCAGGATGTCGATGCTCGAATCGTCGGGGATGGCCGCCACTGCGTCCTGAATCATGGATTCGAGCTTGTCCAGCAGCTTGTCCACCTCCGGCCCTGGCGTACCGCGCGGCTGTTTGCCCACCAGCCAGGGCGTGCCGTACTTCTCGGTGAACGTTACCCAGAACTTGAGCCCGCCGCGCATGAAGGTATCGGCCCAGAAACACATGGACAGGTCGGGAAAGCCATACGGGTTGGCATAGCTTGCCTCCTGGCGGGCCAGCAGGAACTTGCGCGGCTCCAGCTCCTCGCCCTGCAGGGGCTGTTGGCGGCTGCGAAACCGCAACTGCGCCGCGTTGTCGAAGAAGAACCACTCCTGTGGCTTGCCGATCACTTCGAGGGGCACCGTGGCGCCGTTGAACGGCCCCCACACCAGCTCCAGCGGCTGGTAGCCAAACAGCACTGCATCGGTGATCTCGTTGAGCAGCCGGTCCATGTCGTAACTCGCCAGCACGTCGCCGGCCAGGCGCGTCATGCGGGCGCTCGCCTTGCCCCGCTCCACGCGCCATTCCAGTGCCTTCACTGCCGCCTTGCGCCGGCGGATCGGGCCACCCACCGAGGGGCGGCTGCGCATGTCGCGGTACACGCTGATGTCCTTGCCCTGGCGCTTGAGGATGGGGTCGGGGTTGGGCAGCAGGAAGCCGAACGACATGTCGGTGCTGCGCTCGCGCGTGGCGATCTGCTCGGACAAGCTATTGCTGCGCCGGGCCTCGGCAAACGAGACGAACTCGGTGGGGGAGACGTAAATGCCTTGTTTTGCCATGGTGCTCAATAGCCTTCGAGGGATAGCGCGCTGCGGCGTGGTCGGCTGGCGGCATGCACCGGGCCAAAATTCATGCGCGTGGCTGCGTGGGCATAGGCGCAGGCCATGGCGTTGTCGCCGTGGCCACCGTCGGCCGTCTTGCCCTCGGGCATGCGCGGCACGCCGCGCACCAGCTTGATCGCCCGATGCGACTGCAGTAGGCCGTCGTGCCTGGGAATCTCGACCGTGTCGTCTTCAAACGCCGCTTTGTAGGGCGGCATGTGGTCGCGGTACCAGCCTTCGGTGGGCATCAGGCGCTCCACCACCGAGCCGTATTTGTCAAACGCGGCCTCGCCCACGTAACTGCCGTTGCCCCGGCTGTCGATCACCATGCCGCTCATGCGGGGCAAGGCATCGGCCACGGCGAACAGCACCTGCAGCTGCTGGTTGTAGGGCACGTTCTTGAGCTCCACCAGGAACGGGATGCGCACGCGCAGATTGCTGGCGATCTCTGCCGGGGCAATGCACGACAAGTCGCCGCTGCGGCCAAAGTCCATGCCCAGCGCGTGGCGCAGCTCGGGGGCGAACTTGAGCAATGGCTTGAGCTGCTCATCAATCCAGTCCTGCATCTCGCGCTCGCGCAGATCGGGCCGGGCGTTGTTGAAGTCCGCCGTTCCGGTAAAGCGAATCACCGGGCCGGGCACCATGCGCGCCTCGATCAGCGCGCGGCTCAGCCAGGCGCCGCCGCCCTTGGCCGGGATGCAGAACAGCTCTTCGTCCTCATTGGGTTTGTAGCGGTTGACCATGGTCTGGCGCCAATCGATCTCGCGCTCTATCGACCACTCTTGCCCCGTCACGGCGCAAATCTTGCGGTACAGGCCGTCGCGCAGGGCATCGTCCAGGTCCACACGGTGCACGCTGTACGGGAACTTGCCCGCACGCACGTCGGTGATCAGCTCATTGAAGGCGTTGTCTTCGCCGTCGTGCGTACTGAAGATGCGAATCTGCCCGCCCCACATCGTCATGGCCATGGCGGCCTTGAGCACCTCCTTGATGTCGTCAAGGAACGCCGCCTCATCCACCACCAGGCGCTCGCCCGGCCGGCCCTTGGAGCGCAGATTGCGCGGGCTGCTGGTGAAGGCCTGAATCATGTGGCCGCTGTCGAACTTGATGGTGAAGGTGAGGATCTGTTTGTCCTCTTCATCCAGCACCGACTCCTCGATCTGGCTGGCCGCCGCGTTGAACGCGCGCGCCCAGGTGGCGCAGTCTTGAATGAAGCCCTGCGTCATCTCCTTGTTATAGGAGATGTAATACACGTTGGCGCCCTCGGCGCTGGCCGCATACAGCACATCGTCGGCCGCCTCGGCATAGCTGATGCCGATGCGGCGCGACTTCTCCATGATCTTGACCGGCGATTTGTCCGCAATCCAGTCCACCTGGTACTGCATCAGGATGCGCGCGGCCTGGGCCACCTGCGTCTGCTGCATCACAGCTGCCCCATGATGGCGGTGCGCAGCGCATCGACGCCGGCGGGCGACAAGCCCTGCTGCCGGCCGGTTTCGCTGGCCTGCGTGGCGGCGTCTTCCAGTGCCTTCTTGCGCGCGGCCTCTTCAATCTCTTTGCGCACGGCCAGGCTGAAGCGCTTTTGCGTCACGCTGGCCTTGCCGATCTCGGCGGCGTTCTTGAACAGCTTGTTGACGTCTACGTCCTTGGCGTCGATCTCCAGGTCCATGAGCAGCGTGAAAATCTTCTCCTGCGTCATGCGCACCACGGCCGAACCCAGCTTGTCTTCATCGTCGGGCGCGGCGTCCACCAGGGCGCGCGCCTGTTCGCTGGCCATCTTGAGCTGCGCCATGCGCTGCTCGAACGGGCTGCCATAGCGCTGCAGCGCCGACTTGGACACATCGGCCCCGCGCGCCTTCAAGTCGGCCGCGAGCTGCACGTAGTCGCCAAAGCCACGGGCGACCAATTGCCCGTCCAACCACTCCTTGAGCTCGGGCGGCAGCGTGTGCACCTTGCTACGGGGCGCCATGGCCTAACCCTGCGTGATGCGCGGGCGCGCAACACCGGGCTGCGCATCCACCGTGTACTCAACAAAATCAATACCCAGGCGCGTCAGGTCCACAAACCAATGGTCCAGCGGGTCGCGCGCAATGCGCACCATCTCGCGCTCCTCCAGGTAATCGAGCTCGCGCCGAATCTCCTGGTGCGTGGCGTCCAGGTACACCGACTGGACGATGGGCAGCAGCGCTGCCGTGTTGATGCCCACCGGGCGCGAGAGGTTGATCGCCGACAGCAAATGCCAGCGGATCGCCTCGCGCCGCGCCCGAAGCATGGCGGCTGAAAATGTCACAGGTGTTCTCCCCTACGGTTGTTGTCCAGCGCGCGCTCCATGCGCAGCGCAAAGTTGTCGATGCGGGTGTTGATGCCGCCAATGGCCTGCACGAAATCGTCGCGCCGCACGTAGTCGCGCGGCAGCTCGGCCTGGAACCGCAGGAACGAGGTTTCGAGCTGGCGCGCCGCATCGGCCTCGCGGCGCATGTCTGCCCCCACCTTGCTGATCGACTGCTGCAGCGAAGCAAACTTCTCGTTCGAGCGCTTCTCGGCCTGCAGCGCAATCACCTTGAGCAGCGCCCACAGCGCGCCCAGGAACAGGCCGGCCAGCGAGATCAGGTTCGTCATCGTCAGTTCGAACACCATTCAATTGCCCCCTTGCGTGGCCTGCGGTGCATGGCACACCTCGCGGGCGAAAGACTGCAGCCCCATCACTTGGTCGCGGAGCTGGTCAGCCTCTGCTGCCAGCTCTTGATACGCGCCGCTGCTCTCGCCGAATAGCTCTCGGGCGGTACGGGCTTCGCCAGCGCAGGCGGCACGGCCGGCATCTCCTGCTGGGTAGGGATCGGGGCGGCTGTTGAGGCGGGCAATCTCGGCGCGCAGGCTGCGCACAGCACTGGCAGCAGCAGCATCACGAGCGCGGCGCGTGGCCTCGCGTTGGGCGTCTTCATGGGCGGTCCTTTCGGCATTGCGGAATTTGGTGGCGTTGTCGCGCGCGGTGGCGGCGTTGCGGGCGTTTTCTTGGGCG